TCAATCGGTTAAGTCAAACCGAGAAAAATCTAAAATATGTATTATTTCTTTTTTTGATTCAGGATGTGGATTATAATATAATGGGCTGTCTGTTTTGGTCATAATGTCTAATAAAGATTTCATTATCTCATGCATTTTCATTAAAGCTATATTCAAAAAGAAGCAGCCTTCATATTTGTTGGTTGCAGATACTATCTTATTGAAACAGATAGTAACATCAAGTCGAGCAGCCAATAATAGAGCATACACCTCTGTCTTTTTTATTTCATTAAGTGAATGGTCGCTTAATATAGTTTCTCCCTTTTTTAAGTCGGTAATACTTTTATGAAGTTGATACAAGAACTCACTCATTTTCTCAATGTCATGTTCATGCATACTGCTATTTTTGTTAATTGTTTCCATAGTGATTTTATTAAATAGAGATTGTAAGATAGAAATAATAAAAAAGATATACAACTTTACTATGATTATATATTCAGGTAATATTTATTATCCTACTATACAATAAAACAAATCCGGTAAATCGATGGACAACCTTCTGTACATTTCAATCTGTCCGGCCTGATTCGGGTGCAAATTGTACGGTTGGGTGTTTCTGGAAAACAGACTCTCATCCGGAAGTTGTGATTCATCATTCACCGGATTGTTACCCAAAGCAGTAGCTATGTCGTATCTTGCCCCGATTATACCATTCTCAGCCGACCAGCTTTCTATCATGGCATTCACATACTGGTGTTTTCTCTCTTCCACCGCACTCGTATAACAGACATTGTAACATAAATACAATTTACATCCAATAGCGTCACACCGTTGCTTCAGCGTATTGAACAGTCCCGTACTGTTACCGCCGTTGGCTCCGATATTGACAACCATCCTTTTAGGTCTGTATATGTCGAACTCCGTGCTGAAGCGTTGAAGTATGGCTTCAATCGTACACCCGCCACGGGCGGCAATCATAACCTTGTGATTGGGATGTTCGGTCCTGAACAGTTCGGCAACCCGATAGCGTAAATCCTCTACGCAGAACCCCTCCGTTATGCTGTCTCCGACGAATACGACATCCGGCTCTTTTAATGTGCAGATGTCGATATACCGAATAATCGGCATGTCACTGCCTTTATCAAGGTAAACATACAAAGGCCCGTTTTGGGCACCGACCGACCATACTGTATCGTCACAGATAATTTCAGTGCTTCTGCCGGACAGGTAGCTTGTCAGCCGGAGAATGTTTGTCCGTCCGTTCTTAATGATGTCAATTACATATTCACCGCTTCCAAAGCTATCAGAGAAACCGGTTTCCCCCCAGATTTCATCGGATACACTTTCCGCATACGCCAACGGACCCGTCAGCTTGTACATACCCAACTTCTGAGTGGACATATCCACATAGAATGTACTCGGTACGACACCTTTCCCTATACCCTTTGAAGCAAACGCAAGTATGAGCCTGTTGTCAGAACCTAAATGCAGCTTCATCCGGACATGCCTGATGTCACAGAAATAATCCTTGTCTATCTTGAGGTAATTACCGCTTCCGGTATTGGTAGCCTTGATTCCATCTGTATCCTTTATCCAAGTGGTGTTGCTGAAATCGGTTATATCACTGCCGGAGAACAGCTTCACCATATCTTTCAACCCGTAAATGGATTCAAATAAGGATATTTCACTTGTATTGCTCAGCAACACCCCTTCTGAATGTGAGAGTGGATATACTCTTTTGTCTTCTTGATTTAACTCTATTATTCTCTCCATATCAATGTATCTCTTTAAAAATTGAATAAGAGGTTATGTTTCCAAAATTATTTTCCAGCCTGGCAAAGCGAGTCTCATAACCTTCGACGATTTTGTTTCCAATACAGGAATATTCTATGGGCTTGCCATCAACCTTGCTGTATGAATGAAAACGGACATATCTTGCATTGTCCGGATATTCCGAACGTTCCAAAACAAGTTCCGGATACTGCCTGACCACACTTTGTCCACCCGGCGAAATCGTCTTTATAATCTTTCTGTCGGCATCGTAGAACACGCCATAGGGAAAAGAAAGGATACATGCACCATTCACCACAAAGCGGTCATAAACGGTCAAATCCAGATAATCCGTAGCGTAAGCATCCGGATAGGCGTCAGAAGTAAGGTCGCTGCCGTTTTGGGCAAACAGACAAGGATTAAATGGAAATGGAATGGAAATATCCTTGTTCCCACCGTAAGCATCAACCTCAAGCCCTCTTATTCGCCCGTCGAACAAAGAAACTTTACCGGACAAATCTTTAATACAATTATCCAAGTCTTCTTTTGTCGCATTTTTGAAATACTTCTTTTGTGTAGTTGTATAGACATCCGTATTGGAAGGTCCGGTATAATGATTCTTGGAATCTGCGAGAATGATAAAGACATGGGTGTATCCTGCAATGTGATAATTGTCGAGCCATTGGCTGTTTCGGAAGGATGTACCATTATCTGTGGAGTAACAACATACAAAATCCGCATTCTCGTCAGTCTGGAAATCGAAAGATTCCCCTTCCACATTTACAATGTCACTGACGAAGTAAGGACCTTCTTTGAATGCTCCTGTAGTATAGTCCCTATTTCCTTTCTGCCAGCCCCAATCTGAAATGAATTTGGCATTTGTGTTGTTGGCTTCTTCCAGTAACAGGTCTTCTTGTTTCAACTTCATAATTTCGGTTCTTTGTACTTGCTGCTTCCAGCCACTGACATCAGTAAACGTCCCGTCCTGGAACTCCCACGTTTCTACCTTGCCTTCCGAATTGATGAATGACACCTTCAGCCCGATGTTTCTAAGTTCTGGCGGAACTTGGACGATAGCCGTCTCAAGTGTATATCGGTTTGTTCCATCGGTACCCGAAGTAGGATGGTGGACGGAAACATTATATTCAGTAATACCTTTTACCCTTTCCCTGCTTTCTTCCTGCTGTTTGTTTACCATTTGGAGAAGCTGTTCTCCGACCAGTGCGGCCGTATTGGATTCCGGTAGTTCATTCTGCCTGATTTTATTTGCTCCGGAAATCAACTGTTCATAAGACTGTGTAGCCATATCATTTATAAGTTTTATCAAAAGTTTCGTCAAAAGTTCTATCCAATAAGAAAGCCTTACGGCAATTTATAGACTTATAAGGTTCGGACAACGGTATTACCGCAATGACTCCGTAGAGCTGGTTGTCGGAGTTCACCACATAATCCGCTTCCACCTCTTCGAGTGAGAAGGCAAGCCATTGGCGGTTCTTCCGTTTGTCTTCAAGTATCTGGTTGAGTATCTCGTCAAGAATACGTTCACACCTTTCAAGAACCGTTTCTATTTGAACGTAGTCGGAAGTGTCGGATACATGCTCTACTACAAACAACAGGTAATTCCGGCCTTTTCTATAAGCTCCCGGACCACCGCCGTAACCGAAACCGGAACCACGGTCCAGAATCACCGCCGGATAATGGAGCACACTGTCCAATGCCGTATGCTTCTCCCTTTCGGATGAGAAGAAGTGCACCTCATCGTTCTTCTTGTGCCGGATGTCAACATGCCTTTCGGCCAAATTCTCTATGTACTCTGAAAATGTCATTTGTTCTGTTTTTGAGCATCACGTATTCTTTTATTAAGCAGGCGGAATGCGGTTGCCACCGGCATTGCCTGGTATTTCTCCATGACCGCCACATCGTCACCGACAAAGGCATCGAATATGTCGAGCCAATTGACCGACGGTGCAGCCGGCTTCTTTTGCCCATCCTTCTGTTCCCGTTCGTCATCCAGCGGAAACAGGAAAGGAAAAGCCTTCGAGAGCCACCTCTTGATAAAAACATAATTCAGGAATATAGCGTATTTGACATGTTTGTCAATCTTTGCCACCTTCATTACCCGTTTTTGCAATATCAGGGGTTTCTGACGGCTAAATAAGCCGTTTTTTCCTCCTGACGGTAGGACAATATACTCGTTGTCCTTCAGATATAACATTGACACGAAAGCATCCAGTGAGGAATCCTTGCCGTCACGGGCATATCGGTTGAAAGCCGTGTCCACGTGCATGAAATGTTCAAAACACATTCCTTTCAAACGTTCACCCGGCGCCTTGAGTCCCGCTACATCGGAAAGTATGAAGCGGTCCATCCGGACACGACAGTCACTGATGAACTCCACAAGCTCGCCCAACTTATACCTGTAATAATTGTCGGAACCGGCTCCGGACGGCAGGGAATAGAACTTCTTCAGGAATGATGATTCATCCATTTCCTGAAGATACAGCCGCGACACAAGCAGGAACTGTTCCGGTGTCAGTTCTTCCCATTTCTCCGGTACCGGGCATGTCACTTCACGCCGGATGCCGAAGCTGCTGTATTCAATGCGAAGCTCTTTCATGTCCAGAATGTATGTTTATGGTCATTGTTCCGGTCGAATATCCTCCTGGGGTCACCGACATACAGCTCTGAGAAATAACTGCGTGCCGTCCTTAGCAGAGCCGTCATATACATATCCGCATCCGCCTTCAGGTTCTGAATCTGTACGGATATTCGTTCCGTATCGACAGGTTTCCTTTCCTCATTTCCTTTTTCACCTGGCTGTACCGTAGTGAAGTACAATCCCCGGTCCGTTATGCTACCCGTTTCCATCAACAGACGTCTGACCGCCATCGCAACAATGTAGCGGGAACAGGCCAGGCGCAGACGTTCCACATCTTTCCGCCGCCCTTCATCTTCAGATTGATTGACCAACCCATCAATCAGATGTTCATACAGTTTGTCACCGATAGCCGGCTGAAGCAGCATTTCCTCGACAAACTTCAGATGCGGTTGCAAGCGCAGGAAGATAATCCGGCTGCCGTTGATAAAACAGACGTCATTGACATCCGCGGTACTGCGAACGATGGCGGATTTACGGTCCTGATAAGCCTGCGAGGTCGCGAACTCCGGATATTCCGCTATATGGGCATACAGGAATTCAAGCAGTTCGTCAAGCGCATTGAATCCTTTGTTCCGTAACGATGTCCGCAGGTTATCTTCCTGATACTTATACACCTGCTGGAATGACTCGTTGTTGTCAGACTTCTGTCGCTGGAAGCCAGCATCGGTGATGCGCATGCTGATTTCATCAAAGTCATTCCAGAGCGCCAGGTTCGCGTTTGCCCGCTTGCAAATCTCCAACAGGCAACTGTCCAGCTGCTCTCGTTCGGTTGCCCCTTCAGTATTCTGTTCCAGTACATCCGGATTCGGACCGAATCTGTATATCTCAACCACTTCACCCGCCATCGCATCGCCCAATAGCGGTACAAGGTATTGCCGGAAAGCATTCCGAAGAGGTGCTTCCATCATGTCAAAGGAGATGGCGGTGTTCACCTTCATCACCGCTTTCAACTCCTTGCCGTTGTTCCATTTTTCTGCACTGAATATCATTAGCTCAATGTTTTTTTGGTACCGCTGCCAGTATCAAGAGTTACTAAGACTGTATTACGGAAACGCAACTCACATTCCGGCATACCGTTTATCTTTATGTAGAGTTCTATCGGGTCCAGGATATTCTGCCGGTCAATCCACGCATTGGCTATATTCACGAGAAATGCCTCGCGGATATTGGAACCACCCTGATTGCCTGCGTATGTACCACCGGGCATACCGGCACCGAGCACATTGGGATTGACCATCAGGGCAAACAGAATTTCCGAGTTGGCGGCTGCCGATACCGGCAGATTGTCACCGCCCTGGTATTTATTCTCCAGCGGCTTGATTTTCCATTCTTCCTCAATCCTGCCGTTCATTTCATTTACGGCATAATGTGAAAAGATGGGCTTTTCCGCATTATCTGGGCCGCAAAGGTTCTGCTCCACAGAGTCCATGTACTTCTGTATGGCCGCCTCACGTTCCTTGGCTGAATAGTCCTTGGACGGATATTTTTTCTCCCAATAGGAATACGGTATCTGCACATGCCATTTCCAGGTAATCTGGTTCTTGTAGGCTTTCTTGAGGAAATGGGGGATAAGATGGGCTATCTCCACCCATCCACAAACGTAAGCGGGCCACCAGATAGGCATACCGTAAAGGTCATCATTGCTCCAACTGTCACGCACCGGCATGATGAAACCATCCTTCATCTTTCCGGCAAACTTCAGTACCTCGGCGTGCATTTGTGGGTCATATTCGGACAATACATCCAGCCTGGTGTATTGCCCCTTGTCCGGACGCTGTGGCCAATATCCGGAAACGATGCACTTGCAGGCGCCATATCCGTCCATTTCGGAATAGCGGCGGTAAAGTGCATTGACCGGATTGATGCCGGCAAAAGAGTTGGCAGCTGCCGAGGGTACGAACTGGACGGCTCCGTTACCGAATTTCAGATAATCACGAAGTACCTTTTCCATGTAGCGCCTTACATTCCGGGAAGCGATAAAAGCCTGTACCCGGCTGTCCTCAACGGGCTTCAGCAGCTCATTGCCATCGTCGTCGTAACCGTCCACCCTGCAAGGATAGATACCCTGTCCGAGTGTCAGGTTACGGAGAAATTTCAGCCCGGTGTTGAGCACGCTGGTATTCCCGATTTCTTCGGCCGCCTTCTGCGGGAAATCGTTTCCATCTCCCCAGGGACGTACTTTCACCCCGTCGATGTCTATATAACTGGCGTTCGACTGGTCATACGGCGCCAGAATCCTGGCACGTTCTTTCATCTCCTTCTGCGGTGTTCCCGTCGTCTCACCGAATATATACGTGGATTGCATCAGCAGGGGAATGCCGCTTGAATTAAACAGTATATTCATCAGAATACGATTTTCATTTTGTTATATTCGTCATACTAATTACAAAACATGTACAACTGTATACTCCACTTTCCAGCATTCCTCCGAAATCAACCCGAATACACAGTTCCCCACAGATAATGAAAGGTTCTTCGCTAATGACCTTGCCATATACTCCATAATGTTCATGGAATACTTCAGTTCCCGGTTTCATTGAATCCAGTGCCTTTTTCATTTTATCGGAAGTATAGACTGTTATCCATTTATTGGAATAACTGTAATAAAGCAATCCTAACCCCATCATTCCACACATTTGTAAAACAGCATCTTCTACATGCTTTCTGCTAAACACCACTTCGGTTTGCAACTTCTGGACTTTAACATCCGGAAACTTCTTTTTGAATGTTGTTTTAGTAACCATAAAACTATTTTTCAAATTACTTCCATTGTTCAATCGCTACATTGATAGCCCTTGTCAACACCTCATTAACACAATCCTCATCCGGTTCTCCGTATTCCAGTAATACATCTATTTGCGTATCTCCATTACCATCTACATATCTGGAACCAATATCAACATTCACTGGAATAGATTCTTCATGCACTATTTCTGTAAAATAGGAAAGTACCTTGTTATGCATTGCTAAATTCTTACGAATCATAGTTTCTTTGTTTAAATTCATTTCATTTGATTCTGATGCCAGTAGGAAATCATCTCACCGACATTACGAACCTTGATTTTCGCTTTAATATTCTCCCGATGACGGTTCACCGTACAAGGCGAGATATGCAGTGCTGCTGCAATATCATCCGTCTGACAACTGAAGGCAATGAGCCGAAATACATCCATCTCGCGGTCAGTCAATGTTGTATTAAACTCTGGACGGCAAATCACGCCTTCATGTTCACATTCACCACGCAGCGGACAATTCACCTCCTCGAACATAAACTGCCCATCCTTGTTGATATCAAGGTTGTATTGGTCATACTCTCCGTAGTTGCAACGGATGAAACGGTGAACTACCCGGAATTCATAGTGCCATCGATTCATGGTATTACTGGAATAGAGCTTCATTAACCTGGCATGTGCCTTGGGATAGCGGTCACGTATGATGGCAAGTATCGCCTCGATAGTGGGGCGGTCAGTCTCACGGAGTACCACTGCCGGATGATGAAGTTCTTTCATCATCACATCACCTTCTGGCGTGTTATAGAATTCGATATTGGAGATTATATCTTTTAATACCATGATATAACGAATGTTGGGTAAAGATCCTTAGTTCTATTTTCCACTTTATATCCTAATTCTTCAAGTTTAGATATGATATCAACAGAAAGTTCTTCAAATACAATAAATGAAGATTCTCCTTTAAAAGCAGTATAGAAAATTCGTTCTAACAAATCATCCAAATTATTATGATTTTTTGTAATTTCTTTCGCTTTTGCTGCTGTAAGTAAGGTAGTTCCCATAATTGTTATATTTTAGTTGTTAATAGACTTATATAAATTCTCAAATAGTTCTCTCTCTAAAGGTTTGAAGGAGTCTTTTCTTAACTTGTCGTAGAATGTAATCAACGACATACCGCTTCTTTTTAGGAATTCATCACGGAACTTTAGTCTCGTGCTTTTCTCCATCCGGTCGTAATGGTACTTAAGTACCATTTTTGATGTTTTTTCGCTCATAATCTTAAATATTACAATTGTTATTATTATATTTATAACGCAAAGGACTAAAATAATAATCTAATATCAAAATATTAACCTTATTATTTTAACCAAATATTATTATTTAAATCCAATACAAATAATACAACATGTTTAATCCTGATAAAATACGAAGACTGTTTGAAGATAGAAATATAAGTCAAGCACAGTTTATAAAAGACACAAGTATATCTAAATCAAATTTATATGTTTGGCTCAATAACACTTCAATTCCTGGTGCCGACAATCTGGAAATCATAGCAGATTATTTTAATGTGCCAATAGATTATTTTTTTGACAGAGAAACTAATTCTTTAGGGATAAGTATCGGTCATCAAGTCAAAGGTAATGGTAACAAGATATCAGGAGATATAACTTTGAGTGAGTGCCAGAAAGAGATAGAACATCTCAATGCCCTTTTGGAAGAAAAGGAAAGAGTAATAAGTGAAAAAGAAAGAACAATTCAAATATTAATGAACGCCCCCAAATAGAACCATGTCAGAAGTTAAATTAGTACTTAAAGATGATGTAAAGAACGAAATTGAGTACCTTAAAGAAAAGTTCGAAGCTTTATTATGCTGTACTCAAGGAAATGAACCTTCAATAAAATCAACACGTAATTTACCTGATGATTGCCCAATACAGTTAAAAAAAAATCAATATGCATTAAGCGACCTAATAGAAATAAATATAGATGAACTTGAAGCATGTATAGCTAGAATTGAAACTGAATTAAGGTTACTTGAAAAAATTATCAAAAAACGTATATAAGCAATAACTATCTAATTAAATATTTTTATGATAATTACCGAAGAAAAACAAACGGACCTCTTATACAGATTAAAAAATACATTTCAAGAGTTAACAGACTGTTTGTCCGGAAATCATTTACCCATTGACGGTCCTTTTGATAACAAAATAACCATTAATGGGATCGAATATGATAAAAGCCGACTTATAGAATTTGATAAAAAAGAATTAAAAGCTTGTATTCTTAGATTTGAAACTGAATTAAAAATATTAAAAGACCTATAG